TCATCGAATTTATCATGTATACCGTATAGGTTACTTGGTATGACGTAACAATATTGTTTGTTATACTGCTTGTTTACAGCATCAATGTGTACAGCCATAGCGCGTTTTGATATACCATATGAAAAATTTGTCGGGGTTGGAGGGCCTGCATGTAGTGTTGACTCCTTCATAGGATAGGATTCTACTTTATCAGGGTAAATGCACGTGCTTAAAACACCTATAAATCTCTCAACATTATACTTTACAGCATAATTAACCATTAAGGTATTCATTAAGACATTATCTGCATAATAATCAGATGGGTTGTTAATGTTATCAATAATACCACCTACTTTTGCTGCTAAGTGTATGATAGTGTGAAAATTACTAAACATAAAGAGGTCCTGTACACCTTCTTCTGTTGTAAGATCGTATTCGTTTGAGGATATATACGTTGCGTCGGGTAAAATATTCTTTAATTCTTTTCCAACCTGCCCAGAACCCCCTGTAACTAGTATTTTATTCATGTGTTAGCCAATACTCGACCATTTCATCTATCATTGTCTCGAATGTATAATCCGGCTTCCAGTCTAGAGTAGTTCTTAATTTTGTTGAATCGCCTTTTAAATCTGTAAGTTCCTCTGGTCGTAAGAATTTTTCATCTTGAGTTATGTGATCATTATAATCTAATTCTAATTGACTAAAGACATAATCTACTAGATCTCTAACAGAATGCGAAACGCCCGTGGCACACACAAAGTTATCAGGGTTATCTTGTTGTAGCATCATCCACATCGCCTTTACATAATCTTTTGCATGACCCCAATCACGTGTAGCCTCTAAATTACCTAAAGCCAAGCTCTTCGCTTTACCTCTCTTTATGTTAACTGCACCCTTTACCACTTTATTAGTTACAAAATTTAAACCTCTTCTAGGTGATTCGTGATTAAACAATATACCATTACTAATAAACATATCATAACTATTTTTATAGTTGTTTGAGATGTTATATGAAAATACTTTAGAGCAGCCGTACGGGGAAACTGGAATTAATGGTGTAGTCTCCCTTTGATAACCGTCACTATCAATACTATTTCCAAACATTTCACTCGATGATGCTTGATATACTTTAATAGTAGGGTCGTTTAATCTAACAGCCTCTAAAAGATTCAAAGTTCCGAGTCCGGTTACATTTGCCGTAAAAATCGGCATGTCAAAGCTAATTCTAACATGTGATTGCGCAGCTAAATTATATATTTCGTGCGGTCTACATTGATGTATAATGCTGTTTAAAGAAGATATATCGGTTAGATCACCGTATATGAGTTTTATATCCTTAAAAATATGCTGAATTCGAGAAGTTTGCGATTCAGGATTTGAGTTTCTTCTTAAAATACCCCATACTTCATAACCTTTTTCTAATAAAAACTCCGCTAAATATGAACCGTCTTGTCCATTAATACCAGTAATTAAAGCTCTTTTCATATGCAATCTATTTATCTGCGGAAATTATTTTAACAACTTTTATAATATCTTGATCTGTAAGATCTTGATGATTAGGTATATAAAAACCAAATTCATCAATTAAATTACAATTAGGGGTTGGTAAACATGTAGACTTTTTTGCATACTTTTCCCAAAATGGATTTTTACTTATAGATCCAGCAATCAATGGTCTAGTTTCGATTTTATTTTCTACTAGTCGCTTTACAATGCTGCTTTTATTTTTATTAATTACAGGAAAGCAGAAGCTAGAAATAAAATCACCTTCCCTTTCTTTAAGAGTTAGTATATTATCAGCTAGTAATAAGTCTCTATATTTTAAAAAGTTTAAATGACGCTTTTCACTAAATGTATCAATTTTTTTTATTTGATTGAGTCCTATAAAAGCCTGAAGATCAGTACTTCTTAAATTCATTCCAGGGTAATAAAAGGTATATTGAGCTCTAAAGTCGTCAATGTCCCACTCGGCGCGCCATTTTAATTGACTTTCTTTATTAAGATCTCTATCCCAACCGTGACTTCTCATACTTAAAAGAACATCATTAAGAGTTGAGTTACTTGTGCACACCATACCACCTTCAATAGTGGATATATGATGTCCAAAATAGAAAGAAAAGAATGACATCTCACCAAAACTGCCAAGCATACGACTTTGGTACGTAGAACCTAAACTTTCGCACACGTCTTCAATTAAAATTACATCATATTTCTCGCAAAGATCAATTACCTCTTTCATCTTAGGTACTAAACCTAAAACTGATACTAAAATAAACGCTGCTGGATTTTGCGTTTTAAATACATGTTCTAATTGCTCTAAATCAACTGAGAGATCTTCTAAATTACAATCAATTAAAGTTGTTTGATAGTCTAATAGCACCGGTGTTGTAACATCTGTTGACCAGCTTAGGTTTGAAACTACTAACTTATTATTTTTTAAGAGATTACTATATTTTAATGCAGCCAATCCCAAAAGAATAGCAGATGAACCAGAATTAACATATACAGAGTGTTTTGTTCCAATCTTTTTGGAAAACTCTTCCTCAAACTGTAATGTTAGGTCACCTTTAGTAAGTCGCGGTATGTCTGGTTGGGTTAGCCACTGTACTAAATCACTTATATCGTTTTTATCTATGGTATCAGATACTAATTTAATTTGGGGTTCTATTTTCATAATATATCTGGAATTCTTTCTTCAGCTAGCTTATATGGTTTAGCTGCTTCAAGATTTTCTTTAAGAGCTGGTAGAATTGAGTCGTAATATTCAGGTGTACATTGTTTGAGTAATTTAGGTAGCTCACTAATATCATCAAAAGATAATATACCGTCTACATTGAAGAAGTCTCCAATTGATGGACAGCCCCAATAAATAGGAACGCAACCAGTTACAAAACAGTCAATAAGTTTTTCTGTAAACCAATAATCACGTTTAAAGTTTTCAATACAAAAATTATATCTATAATCTCTCATCCCATCGATTTTATTATCAATAGGATTATAACCACCGCCAAACAGATCTACGTGACCCTTTGAACCGGAAATGATACGATGCCTTAATCTATGTCCCGGGAGATGTCTATGAGCTGAGGCAATAATAGAGAAGTTTTTTGATTTAGGATGAATACCCCAATCAAATGTATCAATCCAGCACCCCCCAAATGGTAACTTAACAGCATTAGGTGCTTTAGCTAAAAGTTCTTTATCATGGGTCCAAATAGCATCAAATTTATCATGGTGTTGAAGAACAAAGTTGTAGATTTGAGGGTGATATGGTTGCGCTTCGATAAGCCAGGCAATATTCTTACCATGGCGGTGTAGTGACCTAGGAATATCAATATCAGTCCACACAACTACATCATCTGATGTGAAAGAAGTATCGCGAATCCATTTTACCTTTTCTGTTGTTTGTTTTTCTGGTAAAGGGTTGCCTGAAAATTCACAATGCGCGAAAGCTGAATCTTGTAAGTATATTTTTTGGGTCATAACTAGTCTATATTTTTAACCATCTACCTGGAACAACATCTTTTGTATCATGTGTAGGGTAAGCAGGGCCAAACCACTTTGTCGGTGCTACAATTATACTCTCTTTATTTGAAGATGCCATCTCACCTAACCAAGCCCCCCACCATCCAAAAGATGAATTGCTAATAATGTGATTAGAACAAAGAGACATATGATACATTGCTTCAAATGGATCAGTTTCCATAGAATACGCTAAACGGTCATGTTCTCCGAAAGTTTTTTTACACCATTCAATGTCATCAGAAAAAAAGACATATTTTTTAGTGTTAGTTAACTTACACGCAGATTTATAGTATTGAGAGTCTTGAAGAGGGTGAAATTGTTGCTTATACACGAAGTCACCTCGTCTTATATGTATTGATGTACAAAATTTAGGATCTGGGTAAACACCTTGCTTTATTTTATTGTTTATATTGTCTCTTATATGATGTTTAAAGGTAAAATAATTAAACACTTCTTCTTTACAGTGTTTAAAATATTTTTCAGTTTGGTAAAATCCTGAGAGATCAGTCCAATCTTTAATTCGCTCTATATCTGAATTAAAGTGGAAGTGTGGTTCTTTATACTGGTGTATAAATTTTGGTTTATCTTCTTCAGTAATAATAGGACAATTTATTTCGAATCCGTCAAAAATAGATCTATTGTTACAGCCATAGTTAACCTCGTAATAACTTGGATGCTTTGGAACACCAAATTTAAATTTTGTAGTTTTACTAGCTCCAACAAGCGCGGCAAATTGAAACATCGAGTTACCTGTATTACCATGTCGTCCAAGCTGCGTGTATGTAATCATTTAATCCAGGGCCAACTTTTTATTTTATCTAATAATTGCTGCTTGGTGCACGAGGAAGTCTCTAAAAATAATCTTTCATTGTGTTTTAAATGTTTATTATAATTATATGATGTATCACCTCTATGATGGTTAAGATGTATAAGCACTCCTGATGTTAGTTGGACTCTATACCCTAAAATAGTAAATCGTTCTGCTATTTCGTTATCGTCATAACCAACATTTATAAAATTTTCATTAGCCATACCACCGTCCTTAAAAACCTGTCTATCAAAAACGACAACACCGCCTCTAGAATTCGAATTAAACAATGTACATTCTGATAAATCTACTTTAGTTAGCCTATCTTCGAACATTTCTTCGACTCTATTTTTTGGTAAATCATAAAATTTTCCATTATAAGGATATACAACATCTGCCTCATTATCGTTTATTAATTTTTCAGCTAAATTTAAATCCTTTTTACTTATAATTGCATCCACGTCGTACAGTGCAATGGCCTTAGATTTACTCAAATAAAATAAATCATTAAACGCCTTCATTTTATTAAATGTTTTATCTTCTTGTTTATCAATAAACATATACTCTTTAATAGTAGGATATCTATCTTTAAGTGATGGCGCTGAATCATGCTCAGCAAGGTATATATTATTATACCCGCATTTATTTAAATATTTGATAACTATATCTAGATTTCTCAATCTATCTGGGTGATCAATTTTAACTGGTATTAAAAAATCCATATTATTTTACTTTCTTTAAAAACTTAACTACGTTATCTACTGTCGTGTCAGGAACAGATGTGGGACCTACTCCGTGTTTATCAGTAAATTTATTCCATGCATCTTGTATATTAGACTGCCAATCATTTCTCGGCCTGATAGCAGAACTATCTTCAGAGCAAGCTTGCTCTTCAACAAAATCTAAGCTATTTGCAATATCTGCCCACCACCAATACGGTGTACTATAGTCATTTTTAGCTAATTCATATGAATGGTCAACATGTTCGAATGCGTTTGTATATGTTTCATCATACAACCCAACTTTATCTAAACATTCTTTCGTATAAAAACAAACAGCACCAACGCAATGTTGATTTAAAGAAATTTTAACATCGCCGTAATCAATAACTTTACGAGGTACAGGTTTACCTTTGCTTATTCCAGCTTTGTTAGCCGGTCCATGGTAAGCAAACATTAAATGATGAATGCCTGTTTTTTTGTAAGCTTTAATATATTGCTCAAATAAATTACCCTTAAACTTCATGTCATCTTCAACAAGAAAAATATAATCACATTTTTTTTGTAATAGATGTTTTATTGCTTTATTTTTTGCTTTACCTACACCTTCACCGCCAGTTGTTTTTATGTAATCACCTCTACAAAGAATATCTTTATCACCATCGTTTACTGTAACAATTTCATCATACCAGTCATTATTTATAGAGTTGAGACATACTCCATACATAATTTCTCTATTACATGTAATAATACCTATTCCTATTTTACTCATAACGTTATTGACGGGTAATCACTAGCACCTCCAAAGTCACGATTAGGTGGTAATCCAAATTTTTGCTTAAGACGTTCTTGCTCATCTTCATGTTCTTTAGCGTCTTTTTGTAATTTAACTAATCTTTCTAACTCATTAATATTCTCAGGATTGAGAATTGAGTCTTCATCGCCGTACATATCACCATCCGGGGTTACATATTCTGCAACTAAATCAATTCGTGATTGAGGGTCATCAGGTAATAATATTATACAAGGTGAATCTCCTTTTGGGAAAAATATATCTGCTTCAGGGTGTTCTGTATACTGTCTATATAGAGAGAAAAATATGTTATCTACTTCCTTTATAAAGCTAAGATCTGTATCTCTAAATCCATCATCTACAACTTTTTGCTTACTGTCAAATCTACATAAAAATATAATGTCTAAAGATCTCATAGACTCTTTCATGAGTTTTATTTGTTCAGTTACAAAATCTTTTGTAAAGCCTTCTACATTTTTATCATGACACCACATAGTATAAGCTATATTATCAAGTGGACATCTATCATATACAACTTTATCTGATTGTTCTGATCCTTGAATCTGATCAATCATAAAAGTAAGTATTTTTTCTTGTGTATCAGTCGTTGTGGCGGAAGAATGCGTTAATCCTTCTTCCTCTATAATATCTCTGTATGTCTTTTCTGATGTAGAATAATTTTTCCAAGTGTATAAAAAGCTCTTTACGAGAGTTGTTTTACCACTATTACCTGTTCCAGAAAATGCAATTCTCATACTATATATATGACGTTATACTTTTAATGCCATATCCCAGATCAATAAGTGAAGTCTCGGAGAAAAATTAACATTCATTGCTTTGGCATATTCTGCTATAGCAGGAGCTTTTTCTACATGTTCCTGTCTACTACCACAACAAGGCATAAACCATATGCGATTAACAGGAACTCTAACAGTATCATCATCGACATATTTACGCCATATTTCATTTATATCTTCATCCGAATTAATAACGAACTTGAAACCAGATCCGATTTCTCTATGCCATTTTAATACTTCAGGTTTATAGGTTCTATTTTCCGGGTCACCATTTGACGTAAGTTTAGGAGATGTAGTAAACGAAGCGTGAAACTCTTTAACCCATCTTTCATCAGGCTTAATTGTTGCATTAGTTTCAAAATCAATAACAGGGTGAAAGTCGTACTTTTCAATAAACGCTTCAATAAATTTAAGCAATTGCTTTTGCTGTACCATAGGTTCACCACCAGTAAGTTTAAAGATCGCTCCATCACGTAACTTATCTACTAGTTTATTACTTTCAAAATATTCGAATATTTCATTAAATGTCATCTTATTTTTTACAGACCAAGAAATATAAGAATCACAACCATGTGGAGAATCTTCAGAAGCAAACCCCTTACATGTTAAATTACACATTGATAATCTAAAAAATACCGAAGGCATACCAACATATTCGCCTTCCCCTTCTAATGTATAAAATGCTTTATCATCAGATACAAGCAAAGTTTCTTTATCATAATCTACTGACATATATGAGATTATATATGTTTAGAAGGGGTTTTCAACTAAATATTAATACATGAGTGTTAAATCTGTGCGAACACGCCGGGTGAGCCCTGATACTGAGCTTGCAGAATCATTACAAAAAAATTGGTTATTAAACTTTAAGATTAAGAGACCATTTTATTTTAACCCAAAACATCAAGAGTTTTATAACTGTATAATGAACCCAAAGACAAAAATGGGGTTTGTTGATGGGCCAGCAGGTAGCATGAAAACTTATATTGCTGTCTACGCTGCTCTTAAACTCATAAGAGAGGATCAATTTCAACGAGTAGTTTATATTAGATCCGTTACAGAGTCTGCTGAAAGAAGTCTAGGTTCCCTACCAGGAGAAATTGATGATAAATTTTCACCGTATTCTATTCCTCTTGAAGAAAAGGTAACTGAAATTACTGATGCTGGTACATATAGTATGCTTAAACAAAGAGGTGTCGTTGAAGCAATACCAGTTAACTTTGTAAGAGGTTTAACTTTTAATAAGACACTAGTTATTGTTGATGAGGCACAAAACTTATCTCGTAAAGAACTCACTACAATTTTAACTAGATTTGGAAGATATTCCAAGTATGTAGTTATTGGTGATTGTAACCAAGCTGATGTTAATAAATCAGGTTATAAAGAAATATTTAACATGTTTAATTCAAAACAATGTAAAGACAATGATATACATTCTTTTGAGTTTGGTAACTCAGAAATCTCTAGAAGTAAAATACTTCGATTTATTTGCTCAGTACTAGGCGCTTAACTTTTTCCCCACGTGGTACCAGCAAACGGGTCTGACAGTCCTGGTTTAACTACTCCAGGACCAACGCGTGCATTTCCAGCATGTTTATCCGGGTTATATGGTGCACCTGCCGGCGCTGGTGTAGTAGTCTCTGCTACTACTTCTTGCGCTTCTTCAACAACCGATGCAACTGTTTCATTAGCTTTGATCGTTGATCTGTTAAACGAAGCAAAATTATCTTCATGTTCATATACAGTAACACTTTCAACCCATACACGACCATTAGTAGCTTCATCAACAAAACTATCTGCAGTCTTAAAACACCATTCAGCAAATCGCTCAATACCAACACCACCAGTCATAATTCTAAGTTGAGCAAGACCTCTTACATTTAACTCCTTAAGCAATTCAATTTCCGGATCATCACTAGCAATTACTAAGGTATGATCAAATTGCGTTTTATATATATGCTTAAGATCCTTAAGACCACCAAAATCAAATACCCAGTTATTGTTATCTAGTTCGTTGCAGGCAAATGTAACTTCTGCTTTTAGTTGATAACCATGAATATATTTGCAATGTGATTCTGCTCTTGGTTGACGAAATGCTGTTGAACCAAGTTCAATTAATTTTGATGACGTATGACTCATGTATATATTTTATAGTAAATAAAAGAAAAATCAACTGCTGTGCGAACGTTTAAAAGGGTCTCCCTCGTCCCAATCTCGGTTAATTAGTTATTTGGAAAGTAAAGTCAACTGTCTTAGCAAATCTTTTTGATTAGTTCCTTCTGTCTTTATACCGTAATGTGCATTAGCCTCTTCTTTAGTAGTTTCTTCTACTTCCTCAATCGCTTTACCATATATACCTGGAGCCTTACTACCTTTATATGGCTTAATACCAGCATATTCATCAGTAACTCCGACTACGATACCGTAAGTAATATCACCTTTGCTAGTTGTGTGCTTAACAACCTTACCTGCAAGAGGGTGCCTCTTGTCAGCTTCTGCGAGATCACTTCTATCTAACTCAACCCCGTACGCATGCTCTCTTCTTTGCTTATCACTAACCTGTTGCCACCTATCATCCTTGTATTTAAATTTTCTTGTTTCTACCTTACCATTAGGCATGGGTATTTTGCTACCAGATTCATTATAATCATACTGTATAACGTCCACAACTGCTAATTTTTTCTTACCACGAAATGATCGCTCACCATCAGCTGGCATTAACCCTAGTTCATCTAAAAATTTATCTAGCTTAGCTCTCTTTGTTGTTAAAAAATCTCCAGTTGCCTCGAACCCAGCTGCAGCACCTTTACCTAGATCCGTCCAAGTAGTTTGACCCCCTCTTTCAGAAGCGGTTTTTATTGCTTTACCAGCCGCTCCAACTGCCTGAGCACCTTTTTTTAGCCCACCCTTAACAAGTGAACCGATCCCCTTTCTTAGTTGCCCCTTTCCCGGTTTCCAATCTCTAATAGCTCCCTCCATTAACAGCTCTTTTTGTGACAATTTACGCATTTATAATATTTAGTCTTGAAAAAGAAAAATTATAACTATAATAGTACAATATAAATGAGTAAAAAAGATTCTAATTATGAATGGCTAGGGGAAGATGATGAGCTCACTGGCGAGAAAGATGTTATTGCAAAAGAAATAATGGGTGAAGAATATAGCAGTAGTTATTTTCCACCTATTAGAGTTTATGATAAAAATGTCAACGCTACTAAAAAGTATATTTCCTCTTTACCTGATCTGCAAAATGGACCTTCTAGCTTAATTCAAGGCGCAGCAGTTCCTATTCAGCAAGTAGGTATTCATAACTTTAAACTACCTTTAACTTACAAAAAGAGAAATGGTAAGACTATTGAACTAGAAACAAGTGTAACTGGTAGTGTTAGTTTAGAGGCTCATAAGAAAGGCATTAATATGTCGCGTATTATGAGAAGTTTTTATGATCATAAAGATGCAACGTTTAGTATTGATAAAATTAAAGACGTTTTAGAGACTTATAAAAATAATCTTAAGTGTTTTGATTCAAGAATAATGCTTAAAATATCTTATCCTATTAAACAAAAAAGCTTACGTAGCGGTTTAGAAGGTTATCAATACTACGATGTAGTATTTGAAGGCGACTTAACTAAAGAAGGTGAGTTTAAGAAGTATATTCATTTTGATTTTGTTTATTCTTCTGCTTGTCCTTGTAGCTTTGAATTGAGTGAGCATGCTGAAAAGTATCGTAATAGAGCTACTGTACCTCACAGTCAGAGAAGTGTTGCTCGTGTAAGTGTAAGGTTTGAAGATATGCTTTGGATTGAAGATATTCAAGAATTATGTCTCGATGCTTTACAAACTGAGACGCAAGTTATGGTTAAGCGAGAAGATGAGCAAGCATTTGCTGAAAAGAATGGTGCTTACTTAAAGTTCGTAGAAGATGCTGTAAGGTTGTTATATGAAAAGCTTACTAACGAATCTCGTATCCTAGATTTTAAGATTGTTGCTTCTCATAATGAAAGTTTACATAGTCATAATGCTATTTCAGTAATTGTAAAAGGTATTGAAGGTGGTTTTAAGGCTGGTGTTACTAGAGATGTTTTTGAGTCGACTGGATTAAGGTAAGGAACGACTTTACAATAAAGGAATGAATATTTTTGTAACGGATGACGATCCTATCGTCTCTACTTATAATCTTTGCGATCAACACGTAAGATCGAAGATGCAAATTGAAGGAGCTATTATGTTAGCTCATGCATTTCCACAAGAAGTATTAGATCATCCATCTACTCCAAGAACTTCAACAGGTAAACCTCGAAGAAGGGGTAAAGGTTACTTCAATCATCAATGCTCTATATGGGCTCGTGAAACTAAAGACAATTTCAAATGGTTAGTTGATCATACATTAGAAATGTTTACTGAACGTATGTATAGATGGCCTGAATCTAAGGAGCATTTTACTAAAACGTTTATTGAATGGTGTGGCAAAAATATTCATAATACTATTATGAGTAAAACTGGTCTAACTAATTATGCGGTAGCTATTAGCGATGATTGTGACTGTAGAAGAGTAAAAGATTTTGATAATCTTTCAACTATTGACAAATATAGAGAGTATATTCGTCATGATAAGGACTTCGCTACTTGGACGCTACGCTGGAGACCTACTTGGTATTAGTAATTTACCTCGTCTTCTCGATCAGCGATGTTTTCTTGACTAACATCGATAAGAGCATCAAGCTCCTTTTCAATAAAATCCTTACTTACTAAGATCTTATACAGGTTTGAAGTTCTGTCACCAACAGAAAATGGTATCTTTGTAAATTCTTTGTTACCTATTTTAAGATCAAACTCTACTACAGGTCTTTCTTCTGTGTTACCAGCACCTACATTAATAATGATATCATCTATCTTATCTTTCATAAGGTGTTTATTATTTACCGTCTTGAAAAGTACCTTATCACCCTGTACTTGTATATCTTCACCGTGAATAACATTAAATGCACCATTACCTGAGTCTAGTTTTGAAGGAATTTTACCAATACCATCTACATCAAAGAACTCAATGAGTCCTAAAACTTGTTTTTCTAGAAAGAATTGATTAAACTTTTTCATAACAACTGTTATTTAAGAATGTGGTCAAGTATCTTGTACTTCTTCGAACCCTACATTAAAGGCATCTACCGGTCCACTTACTTCCCCAACGTCTATTACAACTTCTTCTTTTTCATTCATCTCATAATCAAGAAAATGATATACAGAAGAGAGATAATCTGAAGCTTTTGTAATTTTTGAAGCAACCCACCCATCTAAACCAGGTAATTGTTGTACTATTTCACTTAGTTTTGCAGCATATTCTTGTGCTTTGAGTAAATCTCTACCAGCCATATCAATTTCTGATTGATCATACTCACCACAAGACTCTTCTTCTGAGGGAATCGGAACAGCTACAGCAACTTTCGGAGGATATGGATTTGCAGGAATACCAAGATTCATTTCGTTTACTTGCTGATAAGCTTCTTCCATTAAAGCTTTCTCTCTACGCTTCTGATCTCTCATACAATTATTTATTCTTCTTGGCTCTATATGCCGCTATCTCTTCATCACTTGGTAGAGCCATGCCCTCCTTAACTGCATCAAATAATTCCTGTGAATAAGCAAACCCCTCTGGTAGTCCTGTTATAAACTCTTGAAAATCATCTTTGGTAGCAGCTTCGCGCATTTTTGATGCACTCATACCTTC